TGGTTGGTCTGAGTGTTCTTAAATACTTCGGTGGAGTCAGCTTCATAGGCGCTGAAGGTTTCTGGCAGTTCGCCAAGGGTCTTGTAGTTCCAAGTCCGTGGCCGTAGAGCATTAACAAAAGCTAATCCTGCGGTAGCGTCTGTAATGTCTTTTTTGTAGCGTTGGTCAGATACTGTTGCCCATGTTGCTACACCGTTTTGCGCTCTGATGTCAGAAGATCCAGTGCCTAAAGTTGTGAATCCTGCCGCCCCTTGTACGTTATAACCAAAAACATTTGCGTTACTAGTTGCGGCAGACGAAACACGGCTTTTGGAGCCTATAAACGTATTATTATTTCCAGTAGTACTGCCGACAACGTGATTGCCTGAAAGATATCCAATCATTATGTTATCGTCACCAGTAGTAACACCGCCTGATGAATTAAACCCAAGAGCCGTGTTTCTTAGTCCGGTGGAATTAGATACCAAGCTTGATTTGCCAATTGCTGTATTGCTGTGGCCTGTGGTGTTTGCGGATAAAGCGGCTTTACCAACTGCCGTGTTATCTGCGCCAGTTGTATTTGCGTCTAGAGTATTATGCCCAATAGCAACATTATCTCCACCAGTTGTATTAGCGTACATAGCATTAACACCAATTGCAGTATTTTCTGCCGCTGTTGTGTTTGTACGTAATGCGTTTACCCCTATAGCTACATTTTCAGAGCCTGTGGTGTTAAGCCTTAACGCGTCTTGACCCACCGCTGTATTATTAGCGCCTGTCGTGTTTTCAAACAATGCCTTGTAACCCACTGCGGAGTTAGCAGATGCTGTTGTATTGCTGCTTAATGCTTGACCGCCTATAGCGGTATTTCTTTCGCCAGTAGTGTTAGCATCTAATGTTAAATTACCCACGGCTGCGTTTTCAGAGCCTGTGGTGTTTGCGAATAAAGCACTCATGCCAACCGCTGTGTTGTTATCTGCTGTGGTGTTTGCGGCTAAAGCATTCACTCCAACGCCTACGTTAGAATCTCCTGTAGTATTTGCTCCTAAAGAAGTCATGCCAACTGCGGTGTTATTTCGACCTGTTGTATTAGCGTCCATAGAAGTCATGCCAACTGCGGTATTCTGGTCGCCTGTGGTGTTAGATTCAAGGGCGCTTTTACCCATTGCTGTGTTGCTATTTGCAGTTGTATTGGCTCGTAAAGCATCCTTACCAATTCCAGTATTATCAGCACCTGTGGTGTTTGCGAGTAAGGAATTCTTACCTACTGTTGTGTTGTTTGAAGCAGTAGTATTATTTGCAAGAGCAGAAAACCCAACTGCTGTGTTATCTGCGCCAGTTGTATTGTCATAAAGCGTATAAGAACCTAGACCCGTGTTGTTATCTGCTGTAGTGGTAAGCCTTTGCGACTGATAGCCTAGTGCTACGTTGTAGTCTCCAGTTGTGCAATCGTTTAGCGCGTCAGCACCTAAAGCACTATTGCCTGTGCCTGTGGTGTTTGCTTGTAAAGAGCTAAAACCTACTGCTGTGTTGTTAGATGCTGTGGTGTTGTTTCCTAAAGCGTCATAACCCATAGAAACATTATTAGAACCTGTAGTGTTTCTTTGTAATGAGTATGCTCCAGAAGCCGTATTATCATTTCCAGTAGTATTAACGGTTAATGCTTTAAAACCGAACCCTGCGTTGTCATTTCCTGTGGTGTTTGCACTTAATGCATTAAGACCCACCGCTGTGTTGTTAGCTGCTGTGGTGTTAGATTCAAGGGCGCTTTTACCCATTGCTGTGTTACTTGCGCCTGTAGTGTTTGATTTTAAACAATCATATCCAACTGCTACGTTGTTATTTGCAGTTGTATTGGCTCGTAAAGCATCCTTACCAATTCCAGTATTATTAGCACCTGTAGAGTTTATACCTAACGAATCTACTCCAACGGCTGTATTGTTATCTGCGGTTGTTGTGTTAGATAAAGAAAAATATCCAATTGCGGTGTTTCCATCGCCTGTTGTTATTGCATCCCCCGCTCTATTTCCAAAAGCTGAGTTTTGAGTTCCTGATGTATTTGCTGATAAAGCGGCATAGCCTACTCCTGTATTAGCACTAGCAGTAGTTACAGCATCACCCGCGATGTAGCCAACAAATGTATTTTCATCACCCGTAGTAATCGCAGTGCCTGCCTCATCTCCCACGACAGTATTATAATTACCCCCGCTTGCGATGGAGTTACCTGCGTTAACACCTAGTCGTAGGTTGCTTGTGCCTGATGTAGTAGATGAGTAGTCACCTGTCACAGACAAGGAAGAAGGGTTAGTACCTAACTCGACAATAGCTGCTGATGCGTTCTCAGTGTATAGACGCTTGTCAGTGACGTTAACCGCTAACTCACCTTGTACTAGATCGCTTGCAGAAGGTGCGTCACCGCCTGTGGAACTGTTCTTAGTTACTATCTTTGTAGCCATAATTGTATACCCTTAGTATGTGCCGCCTAGTAGCGTACCCGCAGTCATGTTGTCTGCATTTAAAGTTGAGTTAGATTGTAAAGCTGAGTCTGCCTTACCGCCCTGTGTTGATGTAGCGTAAGCTGATGCGGCTGTGGTGGCTACATCTCCCAACCCTAGTGTAGTTCTAGCTGCACCTGCGTTAGCATCGTCTATTAGCGTAGCCCCGTAAGTAGACACCGTAGAGGCCACTAGAGCGTTGTCTGCCTTAGTGCCTTGGGTTGCTGTAGCATAAGCGCCAGTAGCCGTTACAGCGGCTGTGCCTAGCCCTAACGTAGTCCTAGCTGCCCCTGCATTGGCATCATCTATTAAAGAAGCACCATAAGTAGAAACTGTAGAAGCCACCAGAGCATTATCTGCTTTAGTGCCTTGCGTTGCTGTGGCGTATGCGTTAGCTGCTGTGGTAGCTACTGTGCCTAATCCTAGAGTAGTACGTGCAGCGCCTGCGTTAGCGTCATCTATTAAGGAAGCACCGTAAGTAGACACTGTGGAAGCTACTAGTGCATTGTCTGCCTTAGTTCCTTGGGTCGCAGTAGCGTATGCATTAGCTGCTGTCGTGGCTACTGTGCCTAGCCCTAGGTTGCTTCTGGCTGTGCTTGCGCTAACTAGGTCGGACAGGTTGTTAGCTTTGACTGCTGCACCAGAGAGTGTACTAGATGCACTTGAGGCGCTACTAGCGGCTGCTGTAGCACTGTTAGCTGATGCTGTTGCTGAGTTAGCGGAAGCAGTGGCTGAGTTAGCTGAAGCTGTTGCAGTACTCGCTCCGCTAGTAGCACTGTTGGCTGCTGCGGTTGCTGATGCTGCTGATTCGTTTGCTTTAGTTGTTGCAGTACTTGCAGATGTGCTTGCACCTGAAGCACTAGCAGCGGAGGCGCTTGCTTTTGTAGTGGCTATGACAGCCTGTGCTGTGACTAGTGTAAGGGTAGAGTCCGTATTGGAATCTCCCGCACCACCGTCACCTCTAAATATAGCCATGAATAGTCCCTACAGAAACAAACAAGAAAAAGAAAGGAGGGACTCCGAAGAATCCCCCCAGTTTGTTACCTATGTTTAGCCGTTAACAGCTATAACAAGACCTGCTTCTGGACGTAGTACCTGAGTACCGTACAGAGTGTCAGCAGTGTAAAGAGTTCCTAACCACTCTTGCTTGTACTGAGTTTGTGAGCGGATAGCTTGCTGCTCTGCAAGAACCATTGCGTCCTTGTGGAACAACATAGCACCTTTAACGTCACCGCCTGCTGAGTTAGCAGAAGCAGTTTCAATAATAGGCACGTTGCTAGAAACAAATACGTCAATGCCGTACAAGTTACCGATCTGTCCGTTCTTAACACCACGACCGTCTACAAAGTCAGAAGACATATAACGATCAATACCCATGATGGCGTTACGCAGTGAAGGAGGAACAACAAAGCTACGGTTATCCATAGGGGTGTCTGCGTCATCCAGAACCTGAATAGCAGCACGAAAGCCTGCGTCAGTGAATACGTCACCGGCAGCTACAGTGTCAACTGCATAAGCAGTAAGACCAGTAGATGCGTCAATGAAGCGCACGTTGCTGTGAACATAGTCAGAACCAGAACCGTTGTCATCACCGAACTTCTTGCCCAAGGCAAACAGATCGCTGTCAACTTGCTTTGCCAAGCCATAACCCGCATCGCCAGTGTAGAAAGCGCGGAGTGAAGCAAGAGCCTGTACTTCGGTAATGTCTTCGATCAAACGAGAGAATTCAAAGTGCTTGTCAATGTTTACAAGTACTTCAGACTCAACAGTCATCTGAACAGTAACAGCAGTGTTGGCTGCTTTAGCAGTGGCTGAACCACGGGTAGGTTTAGGGATATGAATCACATCGCCTTTCTTACCTGTCATTGGCATTTTCTTGACTAGGTTAGCCAAGGTTAGGTTTTGCTTGTATGCAGCAATTACTTCATCACTCCAGATTTCTGGGATGAACTTAGCTGCGCTTGTGTTGTCTACGAAACCGCCTGTGGCGGGATATACTGATGTAGCCATGATAATACTTCCTTAAAAGAGTTTTATTTACGGACTCTTCCTGTTGCGTATGCATCCATTATCTCATCACTCAAGGATAGATAGCGTTCAGGATCGTCCTGCATAAGTTTAATAATGTCTGAACGTCTATAAACTTTACGCGACTTAGCTTCACTACTGCCTGTAGCTCCACCTGTGGAAGCGTTCTTAATTGCTTCCTTACGTTGCGTCTTCTCTGTGGCTACCGTTTGACCGACTGCTTGTTGACGTTCCTTCCAATTAGTGAAAAGTTCATCAGCGGCTTCATGGTCATAACTCTGGTCTGCCTGTACAAAAAGCTGTGTCCGAATCTTTGAAGCTTTGATCCAATCAGCAAACTTAGTATCAGTCAGGATGTTTTGCATGTCGGGATGACGTTGTTGCAATGCAGCCTGTGCTGTACTCTGCTTATACTGTTGGTTCTGTGCTTCAGCCGCCTTGATTGACGGATGATTCTTAATAGCCCTCTCGACTGCCTTGTCGGGATCAGAGAAAAAGTCTATGTCTTCTTCAGGTTCTGGGGTTGCTTTTGTTGTGTCGAGTTGTGTCTGGATATAGTTATCAACGACTGATCTTAGTTCCCCTACTTCTGAACTTTGACGGCCTAGGAGCTTCTCAGCTTCTTGGTGCATCCGTACAATCTCTGCTGTACTCTTGTTCTTATACTTATCGGGGATGTCATCTTCGGGAGCAGGGGTTTCCTGTTCAGGTTCCTGTGCCTCTATCTGACTGATCTCTGCTTCGTCTTCTTCTGTTTCTAAACGCTCGTCTACTAGTGTTGCCATTATTAAACTCCGTGAGTAAACTCATTATGGAGGTGTATTATGTAGGGCTTCCCAGTATTAGGAATTGGCCTTACGCTCTTGTTGCAGTTTCTGTGATCTATTCTTCATCCACTTCCTGGTAGCACCCAAAAAATCTCCAGAGATAGGGTCAAGCTTAGATCGAACTGCACTAATAATTCTTACGGCATCCTTGCCGCATACTTCACATTCGGTTGTTGTACACTCTGATTCTCTGTATCTCTCAGTTATGTGCGAGTCCTCACAACAATATTCATACATGGCTCTCATTGTATTTCTTCTTCCGCTTGCTCTATAAAGTCTTGCTCTGCGGTGTCCATCTGAGCTTCTAAGTTCAATAGATTAGCTATTACGGAAAGTTGTCCTTTGCGAAAATACAGGTCATTACCGTCTTTAGCGAGTTCTATTGAGTTTATTTGTACCGCACTGGTGTTTAAATCGTCTAATAGCTGTTTCCAACCCATTGACCCAAACATCATTCTCATTTCACGGTAATATAGCTCAAGTTCTTTGTCGATCATACTGTTTCTCCATAAGGACAGTTGATTAAGTGTAGTTTACTAGGCAAGTCTACCACATATTGCCTTAAATGTCAAGTTATTTCTTCTTTTTACTTGACTTCTTAGTTGTTTTGGTGTAGATAAAGCTTTTAATCCTCTATTTGGGCTTTTTCTGCTTATTCTTTAGGACTCTTGCGCCTCTTTTAGGCAAAGACACTGTAGACTTCTTAACTTTCTTAGGTGGTTTACTTCCGTACATAGTTATCTCCTCGATTTAGCACC